GTGGAGACAAGGGCATGACCCTGAAGGACGGCGTCTACGCCGAGGCAGGGGAGAACGTGACCCTGCTCCGCACCCTCACCGCCGGGGGCTTCCCGGTCAACCCGCCCGACGAGTGGTTCGCCAACCCGCAGCTGGACGGCCCCACGCCGCTCACCGTGGAAGACGACGGCCGGGTCTACGGCCACATCGCCACCTTCGACGTCGCGCACATCGGCCTGCCCGGCCGCGTGCACGCCCCGAAGTCGCGGTCGGACTACGCCTACTTCAAGACCGGCCAGCTGGTCACCGCCTCCGGCGCGAAGATCAACGTCGGCCAGCTGACCCTCTCCGGTGGGCACGCGCCGCTCAACGCCGACGCCAGCGCGGCCGTGGCGCACTACGACAACACCGCCTCCAGCGTCTGCGACCTCAACATCGGCGAGGACCGCTACGGCATCTGGGTGGCCGGTGCGACCCGTCCCGAGGTGACCCCGCAGCAGCTGCGCACGCTGCGCGCCTCGGCCCCGTCCGGTGACTGGCGGCCGATCAACGGCCACCTGGAGCTGGTCGCCTGCTGCCAGGTCAACGTGCCCGGCTTCCCGGTCGCCCGCGCTCGCGTGGCCTCCGGTGCGATCACCGCGCTGGTCGCCGCTGGCGCCCGCCCGCTGGCCGCCCGCAAGCTCGCGCTGCTGGCCGACGCCGAGCTGGCGGCCCGGATCGCCGAGCTGGAGAACTTCGTCTACGGCCAGAACCAGGAGTCCCTGGTCGGCGAGCCGGACATGGCGATCGAGGCCGACGGTGCGCCCGGCGAGGGCGTTCCGGCGGTAGTCGTCAGCCCCGAGCTGGAGGGCGAGATCGAGGAGGCCCTGACCCTGGAGCCGGTCGCCGAGGGCGAGCCGGTTGACACGGGCGAGGAGCCCCCGGCGGCTGTGGCGGAGGAGCCGCAGGTCTCCGACGCCGTCCGCCGGGCCCGCGAGGCCGTGGCGGCGCGCAAGGCCGACATGGAGTCGCGTCGCCTCGCGCTGCGCGAGCGGGTGCACGGCAAGGTCCCGGTCGCGGCCGACGGTGCCCCGCCGTTCGCCAAGAAGAAGGAGGTCACCCCGGTCTCCGACGGTGCCGCCGACTCCGGCTCTGCCAGCGTCGAGGACGCCGACACCGACGGCGGCGCGGACCCGGGCGCCGGTGACGACACCGACCCCGACACCGAGTACGCCGCCCCGCTGCCCGGCCTCGCGCCGGAGGCCATCAACGCGATGCTGGCCGGGAAGATGCCGATCGGCGACCTGAAGCACGACGAGGCCGTCCAGTCGCTGCACGGGGACTACGCGGGCGACGCCAAGGCGTTCGCCGACGACCTCGCGGCGGGCAAGGTCAAGAAGCCGAAGAAGAAGGACGCGGCGCCCAAGGCTGCTCCGGCTGCTCCGGCTGCTCCGGCGGCCCCGGGTGTCCCGGCAGGCCTGGGAAACGTCTGAGCCCCGGCGCTCCGGCGGTGGCTTCGGCCACCGCCGGGGTGGCTGCCGGGGCGCTGGTCGCCGCGCAGGACGCGCTGCGCACCTCGAACGGTCGCACGGCGGCGGACTTCGCCTCCGGCGGTAGCGGCAAGAAGAAGGCTCACGGCGGGGGTCGGCACGTCGCCACCCCGGCCGGTTCGGCGCGCTACCACCTGCCGATCGGTGCACCCCTGGGACACGGCAAGGCTCAGCAGGCCGGGGCCCAGGCCAGCTACGACACGTTCATGGGCTCGGACAAGAAGTCCGACATGTCCCGCAACGCCCACAACATGAGCAACGCCGACCTGACCAAGGCGGCCGACGCGGTGTTCTCGGTGAAGACGGACAACGCCCGCAACCAGGCGGCCCAGGACGTCCTGGTCCAGGAGCTGGCGGCGCGCGGGATCGACCCGCACAAGTACGGCTACGACGGCGGCCCCGTCGTGGTCAGCCCCAACCCGAAGGCCGACCCCACGGTCACCGCGCACAACAAGGTCGTGGCCGCGCAGACCAAGACCCAGAAGGCGGCCGACGCGGCGGCCAAGGCGCAGCAGGCCAAGCTCGCCAAGGACGCGGCGGCGGCGGCCAAGGCGAAGACGACGGCCGACAAGGCCGCCGCTCAGCAGGCTGCCCAGGTCAAGGCGCAGCAGGCCCAGGCCGCTGCCCAGGCCACGGCTCAGGCGCACGCCGCGCAGATCGAGGCGGCCCGCGAGGCGGCAGCGGAGTCCCTGATCAACGGGACCGAGTCGGCCGCCAAGCTCAACGCGCAGTGGCAGCAGCTGATGGGGACCACCCCGGCCGGGAAGAAGAAGCTCACCCCGGTCACGCCCCAGACGATGCAGGAGGCGCAGTCCAACCCCGGCATGGCCGCCTCCGGCCTGACGGCGGGCGTCTGGAACAAGCTGCGCCACCCGCGCGACGCGCACGGGCGCTTCATCGAGGTGGGCGACATCGTCCACGGCGGCGGGGTGACCGGCAAGGTCGAGGGGATGGGCGACAAGAAGGGGACCGTCAAGGTCCGCGAGGCCTCCGGCAAGGTCAAGGAGGTCGAGGGCAAGAGCGTCCAGAAGCTGGCCAGCGGTGGGCACGGCGACGCGGTCAAGGGGCTGGACCACGCCACCAAGGGCCTGGTGGACCACACCGCCGGGCTGCTGGGCAAGGAGAAGAAGGCCAGCGAGCTGAAGCCGGGGGAGGCCTTCCACCACCCGGACGGCTCCGGCGTGCACGTCACCCGCAGCGTCCTGAAGCCCGAGCACACCGGCGGCACGCACACCTCGGTCATGTCAACCGGTCCCGACGGCAAGACGGGCACCAAGGACCTGCCCGGCAACCCGCCGGTGAAGGTGCACGAGGGCCCGCTCCCGCACGGGCACGGCGCGGCTCCCAAGCCCGCAGCGCCCGAGGCGCCCAAGGCACCGGCGGCCCCGGCCAAGCCCGCTGAACCCCCGGCGGGCTGGAACCCGAACTACGAGGCGGGCGGGCCGGACTTCCTGCCCAAGGAGGGTCACCAGCTGGCCCAGGGCGACCTGATGCACGCCTACGGCAAGGACGGGTCCAAGAAGACCCTGAAGGTCGACGGCGTCGCCAAGAACGCCACCGGGCACACCGTGACGGCCACCGACACCCAGTCCGGTCAGCAGCACACGGTGGCCGTGCCGCACGGAGCGCAGGTGCCGATGGCCGGACCGCACCAGCCGGTGCCGCCGCTGACCGACGAGGAGCTGAAGAAGCACGTCGAGGCGGTGGAGTCCCAGGTCGACGCGGCCGTCAAGGCGGGCCTGTCAACCGACGCGCAGTTCAGTCTGGACGGCAAGGGCCAGGTCTGGGCGCCCGAGCGGGCCAAGCTGCACAACGAGATCGTCCAGGACCTCTACGCGAAGGCCGCGCACGTCCCGAACGAGGGCAAGGGCCTGTTCTCCGGCGGGCTGGGCGGCGCGGGCAAGACGACCACGCTGGGCAACCCGAAGACCGGCATCGACCAGTCCCAGTTCCTGACGATCAACCCCGACGACATCAAGGAGATCCTGGCCGAGCGCGGCATGGTCCCGGACATCCCGGGGGAGGTGAAGCTGTCCCCGATGGAGAAGGTCGCCCTGATCCACGAGGAGTCCAGCCACATCGCCAACCTGCTGGCCCAGCTGGCCTACGCCGACAAGAAGAACGTCACCTGGGACATCACGATGGCCTCCGAGGGGTCGGTGGCCAAGCGCATCGCCGAGATGAAGAAGAACGGCTACACCAACCTGGACGCCATCTTCGTGGACATCCCGGTGGAGGGCTCGGTCACCCGGGCGATGTCGCGCTACCAGCGCGGCATGGAGGCCTACCGCAACGGCAAGGGCGCGGGCGGCCGGTACGTCCCGCCGTCGGTGATCCGGAAGAACGCCTCCACGTCGTTCTCCTCGGCCAACCGCAAGAACTTCGAGGCGCTGCGCGACCAGTTCGACAACTGGCAGGTCTGGGATAACAGTGTTGATAAACGTGATCCCCGACTTGTATACTCGAAGACGTCCCCCGACCTGCCCGCGCTGACGGCTGAGGCGGAGAAGGGGCTCACCGACGCCGACAGGCAGAAGCAGGGGGTGACGCCGTGAGCGACGTGACCGACCAGCTGGACCAGCTGGCCGCCGGACAGGTCGACCTGGATGCCGTGGTCAGCGACTTCGGCAGCCGCCAGTGGCCGCAGCCGGACCCGCAGCCGACCAGCGACCCGTTCCAGGCCGAGGACATGGACCCGGAGCCCGACCCCGAGGGATCGTTCAGCGAGGTCGCCGGGTACTACGCCCGGGGCAAGATCAACGACGAGCAGTACGCCGCGCTCGCTGAGGCCGCCGCCGGAGCGATGAAGTAGCGGTTGACACGACGAAGGCCCGGTCCCCTGGGGGACCGGGCCTTTCGTCTGTGCGGGGTCAGAACGGGGGCTTGTCGCCCTCGGCCTTCTCGGCCTGCGGCTCGGCCTCCTCGTCGTCCACGAACTTGCCGGACGCCTCGTCCCAGGTCAGGCCCTGGGTGAGCTGGTCGAACTCCAGCGTGACCGCCGAGGTCTGCTGGGCCTGCTGGGCCTTCGCCTCCTGGTGGGCGTCGAAGTCCCGCAGGAACACGATGTCGCGGGCCTGCTGGGCCTTCTCCAAGGCCTCCTTCAGCATGATGATCTGCTGGTCGAGGACCGTGATCTGCTGGTCCTTCGTGAGGCCCGGCATCCCGGCCGTGAGGCGCATGACCACGTAGGCGCGCTTCCGGATCGAGTGGCGGAGCTTGCGGAGCGAGAGCTGGTCGGGCTGAGTCATCGGTCGGTCTCCTTCGTGGGTGTCTGCGTCATAGCACTGGCCACTGACAGTCCGCCCCAGATGGCCGCCGGGATGGCCATGAGCCAGTTCCCGGTGATCAAGAGGATGACGGCGACGGCGACCCAGATCCAGGCGTTGCGGCGCTCGCGGTAGCGGCGGTCGTCCGCCGTGACCTCGCGCGTGGTGCTGGAGAAGAACGGGCCGAACTGCGTCCCGTGCGTCTCGAACTCCACCGGCTCCCGGTCGTCTGTCATGCAAGAAGTATTACAGGTCATGTCAACTCTGTCAACTCGTTCCCCCGGAAGCGGGACGGGTGGACCAACGGCCTCGTGTAGCTTTCAGCCACTGAGCGACGACTGACGGTGACTGCTCCCGTCGGTTGGCCCTCCGGTGATGTGCGCGTGATGACCCCATCTACCGGAGGACCCCCTTCATGGACCCCCTCGCCAACTTCCAGCAGCAGCTGGCGGACCTGGCTGACCTGAGCGACGACGACATCCAGGCGCTGGAGCAGCAGCTGGTGGACGCCTTCGACCAGGCCGACCAGGGCGGCGACGACGCCTCGTCGTCCGCCATCGCCGACGCGCTCGACCAGGTCCGGGAGGAGATCGCCAAGCGATCGAACGCCCCGTCCGCCGAGCCCGTCGCCGACCCGACCGCTGCCCCCGTGGCCGCCTCTGCCGAGACCGCCCCCGAGACCCCGGCCGCGCCCGCGTCCGAGGACCAGACCGCCGACCAGGAGAACCCTGCCGTGACCGCTTCGACCGTCGTGACCGAGCCCGAGGTCCCGGAGGACCGGCAGCCGGTCCTCGCCCAGTCCACCTCGACCGTCGTGGCTGGCGCCAACCTGCAGGGGATGACGCCCGGTCAGACCTTCGACAGCCTCTCGCAGGTGTCGCAGGCGATGGCCCGCCGCATCGAGCAGCTGAACAAGGTCGGCGGTGACGGCGAGCAGGTCCTCGTGGCCTCGATCCGCTCGGACATCCCCGAGGACCGCTTCCTGAAGTACGGGGACCCGATCGGCAACGCCGAGAAGATCCAGGCGCTCACCAACATCGACGCCCTCACGGCCGCCGGTGGCTGCTGCGCCCCGCTGACCACCCGCTACGACCTGTTCCAGATCGGCGACACCGACCGCCCGATCAAGGCCAGCCTCGCGGGCTTCGGCGCCGACCGTGGCGGCATCCGCTACTTCGAGGGCCCGACCCTCGACGCCGTGGGTGCGGCCGTGGGCTTCTGGACCTGCGCCGACGACGCTGCGGTCTCCGCGACCGACAGCTCCACCTGGAAGGTCTGCGCGCGCGTCTCCTGCCCCCCGGAGCAGGACGCTCTCGTCCAGGCCGTGACGCTCTGCCTCACCTTCGGCGTGATGCAGTCCCGCGTCTTCCCCGAGCTGGTGACGGCGAACAACAACCTGGCCCTGGTGGCCCAGGCGCGTCTCGCTGAGTCCGCTCTGCTCTCGCAGATCAAGGCGGGCTCGAACAAGGTCACCGGCGGCGTGATCCCCACCGGGATCAGCTTCCTGCGCGGCCTGCTCAACACCGTCGACCGCGCCGGTGCCTACTACCGGGACCGTCACCGCCTCGCGCCGACGACCCCGCTGCGGGCCATCTTCCCGGTCTGGATGATCTCCGCGATCAACTCGGACGTCACCTTCCAGAAGGCCTCCACGGCCGACATGGCCGAGAACTTCGGCATGTCCCTGGACGAGATCCAGTCGTTCTTCGACGACCGGCACATCAACGTCACCTGGACGATGGACAGCCCCGCCCCCGGCACCAACGGCGGTGGCTTCTACGCGGCGATGGCGACCGACAACTCGGGCACCATCCCGGCGTTCCCCACGACGCTGGAGTGGGCGCTGATGATCGAGGGCAGCTGGCTGTTCCTCGACGGCGGCCAGCTCGACCTGGGCATCGTCCGCGACTCCCAGCTGGTCCGGAGCAACGACTACCAGACGTTCTCCGAGACCTTCGAGTCGGCGACGCGGATCGGCGGGGAGTCCCTGTGGATCACCTCCGCCCTCGTCCCGAACGGTCGGGCCGCCGGTGACCTGGTCGCTTCCGCGACCAACGTCTGATCCCCCCTCCCACGAGCGGTTGACACGAGAGAGGAGGGACTGACATGACCTACGTCCAGGACAACGCCGGGTCCGTCCGGGGCCGCGCGCTCCGGGTGACCCAGCTCGGTTCTGACGGGGCGCCCGTCACCGGTTCGGCGGCGGACGTCTACCTCACGGGCGGCTTCATCACCTTCAGCTTCACGGCCGCCTACAACACCGGCAACGAGGTCCAGGTGACCAACGCTGCTGGTGAGGTGTGCGTCTACTACAAGCTGCCGGACACCCTGAAGAACGTCACGCTGAAGCTCGACATCTGCGACCCGGACCCGGTCCTGACGCAGATGCTGGTCGGCGGCGACGTGCTGACGGCGGGTGGCACGTCGGCGTTCGCTCCGGCGGGCTCCGACGCCAGCGACCTGGTGGCCGTGGGGTACGCGGCGGAGTCCACCGGCCTGGAGGGCAACCCCAACGGGGTCGCCGTCGAGGTCTGGGCCGACGCGATCATCAACGGCAAGTCCGCGAACCGGGCGCCGTACTGGCACTACCTGATCCCCCACGCCAAGTTCCGGCTGGACGGGGACCGGGTGGTCGACGCCAACGCGGTCGCCAGTTCCTTCGCGGGTGAGGGCCAGGGCAACGAGGCCTTCGGGACGGGTCCGAACATGGACCTCACCGGAGTCACCCCGGTGCCTGCCGCCGGAGCCTTCGACTGGGGCTTCCCGGGCTACACCGACCGCGCGTTCATGTACGCGCGGACGATGAACGCCCCGATCGGTCTGAAGGGCGTCTTCGCCAACCTCGGTGTGGCCATCGTGTCCATCGACGCGGGCGACCCGGCGACCTACAACCCGAGCAACGCGACCCGCCCGGCCAGCCTGGCGGCGCTGCGTGCCCTCGGTGCGCTGGGCAACACGACCGCCTGGACGTCCAACCAGTACGTCACCCTCGCCGACGCGAGCGAGGCGTACTGGGACGGCACGACCTGGCAGTCCGGTCGCACCCCGGCGGTGGTCATCCCGGCCACCGGCGCCACGGCGGGCTCGCCCGGTTCCTTCACGCCTGCGGGCGCGACGGCTCCGGCGAACCTCGCGGCGCTCTCCGGCGTGACCGCCAGCCCCACCACCGCCTGGATCACGGGCCAGCGGGTCGTCCTCGGCGACTCGACCACGGCCTACTGGACCGGGACGGCCTGGGCGGCGGGCAACGCTCCCTGATCCTGGGGAGCGGTTGACACGGCAGTAAGCGACGACGGAGGGGTTCGATGCTCTGGGTTGACCCGGCGGATCCCTCCGTCGTCGCTGCTGTGCTGGGGCCGGAGGCCCCGGCGACCCTCGATGAGGAGACGCTGGCCGAGGTCCGCACCGTGCTCGCGGTGGCCAGCGAGAACCTGACCCACGCCACCGGCCAGAAGATCCACCCGGCCGGGAACGTGGTCGAGGAGGCGTACTGCACGCGGCGGCTGCGCCGCTTCTCCCCGCTGATCGGGCCGGTCACGACCGTCAACTCGGTCAAGGTCTACGACGACCGCAACGACGTCTGGGTCGACACCCAGCGCCCGTGGCGGCTGGTGGCGGGCGCGATCGAGTTCACCGGTCCCTACCAGGGCTTCTTCCCGCTCTCCTGGGACTACGGCGTGATCGGCGCCGCCTTCGCCGGGATCGGTTCCCGGCCGATGGCCGACATCCAGCCGGTGCAGGTGTCGGTCCGCATCGACTACGACTACGCCAGCACCGTCACCCCCGGCGCCAAGCGCGCGGTGCTGGAGTACGCCCGCGAGCTTTGGCTGTCGATCTACGACAGCGACTCCTGCGCGCTCCCGGAACGGGTGACATCGGTGACCCGCGAGGGCCTGTCGCTGCAGCTGCTCACCCCGACCGACTACATCGACAAGGGCAAGATCGGCCTGCCGCGCGTGGACACCTGGCTGGCCCAGGTCAACCCGCGCCGCTCGCACCGCCCGGCCGCCGTCTACACCCCCGACAGCCCCGTGGGCGTGCCGGTGAGCAACCGCCGGACCGGCTGGTGACCGAGTTCTCCCGGCCGGACCCCTTCGCCTCCGAGCGCGAGGTGCTGGACGAGGTCGCCGACTCCGTCCGGCTGACCGCCGAGCTTCCGGCGGTTGACACGCTGGCCGGGCTGGGCGCGTCCCTCCTGGATGTCGTGACCGCCTCCGCTGCGGGCCTCAGCGTCACGCTCCCGAGCCGCCAGATCGTCTACATGGCGCCGATCCCGGCTGACTGCGAGCAGGTCGCGGTGCTGTTCAACGGCTGGACGCCCTGGCCGGTGCAGATCGGCCCGACCGTCCGCGAGCGCCCCTTCCGCTGGATGGCGGGCTTCTCGGTCGCCATCACCCGCAACTCCCCGGCCGTCCCGGCCAAGCAGGGCCTGAAGAAGGCCGTGAGCCCCGACGCGATGATCGCGGCCAGCCGGATCGCCTCCGACGACTGCGAGGTGCTGATCGGCGCCGTGGGGCGGCTGTCCGAGGTCGGGCCGGACCTGACGGTGGTCGCGCACGCCCCGCAGGGCGCGATGCAGACCGTGGAGCTGAACGTCCAGCTGTTCCCGACCGGCAGCTTCTGATGGCCGAGGACGTCGTCGTAGAGATTGACGACCCCGAGCTGAAGAAGTTTGTCGGCTGGGGCGGCCCGGTCGGGCGCTCCACCGAGCGGCTGGCCAAGGAGACGGTCTTCCGGATCAAGGCGCTGGCCAACAAGAAGACCGGCGCGATGGCCGCCGGGGCCCACTACATCAAGGGCCAGTGGTCCGGCGGCATCCAGTTCGACGCGGGCACGCCGATCCCGTACTCGCTGTTCGTGGACCAGGGCACCGAGCCGCACGTCATCACCGCGAAGAACGCGCCGTACCTCAGCTTCTACTGGCCGAAGGTCGGCAAGGTCGTGCACTTCAAGTCCGTGCACCACCCCGGCAACAAGCCCTACAAGTTCCTGGAGCGCGCCCTGGACAAGGCGATGCGCATGTGGGAACGAGGCGGATGACCCCTCCTGCGAGACTTCGCAGCGTGACTGCGCGACTACGCGCGGCCGAGATGAGGATGAGGTCCTGATGCCCCGCAAGAGCTTCCGAGTGGCAGCCGCCGTCGAGCCGATCAGCTTCGACCTGGAGGGCTCCATCTCCGGGTTGCGCAACTTCGAGTGCCGCGACCGGCTGGCCGCCGGAACCCTGATGCGCTTCGCCGAGACGTTCTCCGCGCTGGAGGAGTCCGACGACGAGGCGAGCAACGCCAAGCAGGGCGTGAGCGCGATCCCGGCGATCCGCGAGTTCTTCGACCGGTGCCTGAAGCCCGAGGGCCGCCCCCGCTTCTGGCAGATGATCAACGACGACGACGAGGGCATCCCGCTGGACACCCTGGTCGAGATCGCGGGCTGGCTCTCGGAGGTCTACTCCGGTGAGCGCCCTACTGGAGCGACCTCGTCGCCTACCTCTGCGGGGATCTTGTCTGGCGAAGGTTCTCCGGCTATGCCGCCGCCTGTGGCCACGCCGACCTACTCGCGGCCCGAGCTGACACCGTCTTCGATCTAGCCGAGCACTGGATGGAGGAGCGCGCGACCGAGGAGAAGGAGAAGTCCGAGGCCAGGGACAAGGTCCGGGCCACCCTCGCTCGCGCCTCCAAGGCCGCCGTCCAGATGGCCGACCCGGACATCGACCTCAGCAACACCCCGCCCCACCTGCTGGGGCACTGAGCAAGTTGACACGACAGGGAAGGACGTAGGCGGCACAGATGGCCATCGTCGGTACCGCCTACGTCCGCCTGCGCGTCATCGGGGACAAGCTCAAGAAGGACATCACCGACGCCGTCAAGACGTCGGTCAACGCCTCCACCTCGGACCTGGAGAAGTCCGGCGAGGAGGTCGGGCAGAAGCTCACCAGCGGCGTCGAGAAGGAGGTCTCCAAGGAGTCCTCCAAGCTCGGCAAGAACGTCGCCGAGGACTTCGGCCGCGCCATCGGCAACGAGATGGGCAAGGCGATCCCGAACACCATCGGGGTCAAGCTGCTGACGGCCTTCAGCAACGTCTTCAGCAAGGTCAAGTCCGGCGTGTCAACCGGCGTGCACGAGGTCGGCCGGATCTTCGACGGCATCAAGGGCATCTTCGTCAAGGAGGAGGGCGACACCCGCTCCTTCGGCGGGAGGCTGCTGGGTGCCTTCAAGAGCGTGCTGGGCGCGATCAGCAACGGCGCCAAGAGCGGCTTCGCCAGGATCGGGTCGGCCTTCAGCGGCGCCAAGACCTGGTTCGACCAGGCCAAGAAGGACGTCGAGAAGGGCGGCGACGGCCTCCTCGGCGAGTTCGGCAAGCTGAAGAAGAAGCTGTCCAAGGCGGGCAAGGACTTCAAGTTCTCCGACATCCTGGTCCCGCTGATCGCGGGCCTGATCACCGCGCTGCCCAGTGCCATCGCCTTCGCCGGGGCGATCATCGGGTCCTTCGTGGGCTTCGCCGTCACCGCGCTGGCCTCGCTCGGTCCGGCCATCGCCGGTGGCGCGTTGGTGGGCGTCGCGGCGCTGGGCACCCTGAAGCTCTCGGTTGGCCTGCTGGGGCTGGCCATGAAGGCCAAGACCCCGGAGCTGGCCGACTTCAAGAAGCGCCTGGAGTCCTTCAAGGAGACGCTGGCCAAGCCGATCCAGGAGGGGCTGTTCTCCGGCTTCAACGCCGCGATGCGGATCGCTCAGCCGCTGGTCAAGAGCCTGAACCCGATGCTCCGGGAGTTCGGCTACAACGTCGGCGACATCGCCATCAACATCTCGCGGATGCTCAGCTCGGCCGACAACATGGCCCGGCTGCAGCGCATCCTCACGGTCAACAACGACGCGGTGAAGGGCTTTGGCGCCGGGATCCAGGGCCTGATCCAGGCCTTCGTGATCCTGTTCGACCACCTGTCCCCGGTCATCGAGTACCTGGCCAGCGGGGCCAAGGACCTGGGGGAGTGGGCTGCCCGCTCGCTGGAGGCGGCCGAGGCCAGCGGCAAGCTGGACGCCTTCATCACCAAGATGTTCGGCAGCTTCACCCAGCTGGTCGGCATCGTGGTCGACTTCGGCAAGGGCATCGTCAACGTCTTCCACGCGGCCTTCGGGGCCAGCGGGGGGATGCTGACCAACCTGCAGGGCATCGCGGCCAAGTTCAAGGAGTGGACCGGCAGCGACGCGGGCCAGAAGAAGATGCTCGACTTCTTCACCAAGGCCCGCATCGTCACTGACGAAGTCCTGCGGATCCTCGGCAAGATCAGCAAGGCCGCCGGGGGCGGCCTGGGCAACATGAACGTCGACAGCATCCTGTCCGGGCTGAAGACCCTGGAGAGCTTCGGCAAGCCGCTGGCCGAGATGTTCGACGCGATCCGCAAGAACGCCGGGGGCGCCTGGCAGCAGGCCTTCGCCAACTTCGCCAAGGTCATCGAGCAGCTGGCCGCGTCCGGCGCGATCGGCATCATCGCCAAGTCGCTGAGCGACTTCTTCCTGATCCTCTCCAAGCTGCTGGCGCTGCCCGGGGTGGGTCAGCTGCTCTCGCTGGCTGCCACGTTCCTGGTCTTCGCCAAGACGCTGAAGATGGTCTGGATGGTCGTCGGCCCGATCATCGACGTCCTGAGCTTCGTGATCATGGACCTGCTGGTCCCGGCGATCTCCGCCCTGGTCGGGGTGCTCGGTCTGCCGGTCACCATCATCCTGGCGGTCGTCGCCGCGCTGATCTGGTTCTTCACCCAGACCAAGATCGGCCAGAAGATCATCGAGGTCGTCTGGAAGGCGATCAAGGAAGCGATCAGCGCGGCGGGTCACGCCATCGTGGTCGCCTTCCACGCCGTCGTGGATGCGCTGAAGACCGCCTGGCAGTGGATCGTCAAGGTCGCCAAGGACATCTGGTCGGCGATCAGCGACGCCTTCCACAAGGTCTGGGACGTCGTGTCAACCGTCGCGCACGCGGTGTGGGACGTCATCAAGACCGTCTTCACGGCGATCTTCAACTTCTACGTGACCATCTGGACCGCGATCTTCAACGCGGTGAAGACCGTCCTCACCGCGATCTGGGACGTCTTCGTGGTCATCTTCGACGCGGTGCGGACCGTGGTCGAGACGGTCCTCAACATCATCTGGCAGATCTGGATCCGGATCTTCCCGATCCTGCTGCTGCCCCTGCGCGTCTTCGAGGGCATCGTCATCCTCGTCTGGCAGGGCCTGGTCGCCGCGATCAGCTGGGCGATCAACATGATCTGGACCGTCCTCACGACGGTCTGGAACGCGATCTGGGGCTTCCTGCAGCCCATCATCCAGGCCATCTGGGACTTCATCGTGGGGGCCTGGAACGGGATCGTCAGCGGCGTGTCAACCGCCCTGACGGCGGTCTGGGGCTTCATCGTCTCGGTCTGGAACGCCGTCTGGGGGTTCATCCAGCCGATCATCCAGGCGATCTGGGACTTCATCGTCGCCGCGTGGAACGCCATCGTGAGCGGCATCTCCGCAGCTCTGAGCTGGGCCTGGGGGATCATCACCTCGGTCTGGAACGCGGTCCACGGGTTCATCTCCGGGGTCATGTCGGCGATCGGCAACACGATCTCCAGCGTCTGGAACGCGGTGGTCGGCTGGGTCTCCGGCGCGATGTCCTCGATCTGGAACACGATCACGCGGGTCTGGAACGACGTCATCGGCTTCATCCGGGGCGCCGCCAGCACCATCGGCGACATCTGGTCGGGCATCTGGAACGGCCTGAAGAACGTCGGCAGCGACATCGTCAGCGGGCTGAAGGCCGGGGTCAACTTCTTCATCGGCGTCGTGAACGGCGCGATCCACGGGCTCAACAACATGATCGGGATCGCCAACAAGCTGCCCGGCGTCGACATCCCGACCATCCCGGAGATCCCCAAGCTGGCCAAGGGCGGCGTCGTCTCCCCGAGCAGCGGCGGCACGCTGGCGCTGATCGCCGAGGCCGGGCGCTCCGAGCGGGTCGAGCCGCTGGACGAGAACGGCCTGTCCAAGCGCGACCACGCGATCTTGAAGCTCATCGGCGACGGCGCCGCTGGCGGCACTGACGTGCGCGTCTTCATCGGCGACACCGAGCTGACCCACATCGTCCGCACCGAGGTCGACAAGAAGAACAAGAACCTGGCCAGCTCGCTGGCCACCGGCCGGAAGGGCTGAGCATGGGCGTCCTGTCCGCCAAGCCGAACGTCGCCAAGGGCTCGGTCGTCCTCTCCTCGCAGGAGACGGTGCCGAACGGGTCGCTGCTGGTCACGCGCACGCTGAAGGGGGTGCCCAGCGAGGTCCGCAGCGGCAGCTTCGACGTGCTCACCGGCGGCTTCGTGGTCGAGGACCCCGAGGCCCCGTTCGGCCAGCCGCTGACCTACACGGTGGTTGACACGGTCTCCAGCGCCATCCGGACGATCCAGACCAACCGCTGCCTGAACCCCAAGGCCGGGACGAACACCAGCAACTGGCTGGCCGGGCCCGGCCGGACGCTGACCCGGGAGACGGCCACCGCGCTGGCTCCGCCCCGGGACGCGGTCACCTCGCTGTCGATCGGCGCCAACACCGCCGGGTCGGCGTCGGCCCAGTACGCCGACCGCCGGATCGCCTCCTGCCAGCCGTCGGGCTTCGGGCCGGGCACCTACTTCGTCTCCGGTCAGGTCTTCTACTCCTCGCCGGACCTGTGGAACTGGACCGACGTCAAGACGCAGGGCAGCTGGGCCAACCTGAAGGCCACCAAGACCAGCTGGTCGCAGGTCCGGTCCTCCAGCAGCCTGACGGCCCAGCAGGCCTTCACGAGCCTCTACGCGGCCGTGCTGGACCCGAACCTGACCACCACCGAGCTGCGCCGCAACCTGGTCACCACGCCGAGCTTCGAGGGCGGCGCGGTCGGCGCCTGGAGTGCCTGGGGCGGCCTGGGCGGTGCCTGCTCGCTGGCGATCCAGACCGGGACCTCGATCGCCGTGGGCCTGGGCACGCACTACCTGCGCTGCACCTGGACCACCGCGCAGACCAACGTCAGCCAGGGCGGCGGCCCGTACTTCCCGGGGATGGCGGTCACCGCCGGGACGGCCTACACCGGCTCGGGCTGGGTGCGCTGCAACAAGGGCCAGTCGGTGCTGGCGCAGATCGACTGGAAGAACTCCGGCGGGAGCACGATCTCCAGCAGCTTCGGGTCTGCCATCGCGGTCACCGCCGGTAGCGCGCAGCGGATCTCGCTCACCGGCACCGCACCCGTCGGGGCCGTGTCGGCCACCCTGGCCTTCTACGTGACCGGCTCCGGGACGGCGATGGCCGTCAACGACTACCTGGAGGTCGACGGCGCGCTGTTCGAGGCCTCGGCCACGCTGGGCGTCTACTTCGACGGCGGCAGCGCAGCGGTCGGCGCCACCACCTACGCCTGGTCGGGCACCGCGTTCGCCTCGGCCTCGGTCGCGCAGGTCACCGACTACGCGACCTGGGTGGCGCCGTTCCAGATCATCGGCGCGCAGGTCGGCCTGGGCGGGTCGTGGCTGACCTTCTCCGGGGTCATCACCATCCCGGCGGGCGCCCCGGCCAACTGCCGCCTGGCCTTCATGCACGGGACCAGCCAGCGCGAGTTCGCTGTGTCCTGGCACCTGAGCACGATCATGGTCTGCCTGAACTCGGAGATGACCAGCGGCGGCGGGCTGACCTACTTCGACGGGGACTCCGTGCTGCCCGCGAACCCGGCCGCGAACATGCTGCCGGGCAGCCACTGGGCGGACAACTCCGGCGACGCCTCGATGGCCTGGACGGGCACGGTGAACAACTCGCCGTCGGTCTTCTCCGGGCCCAGCAAGGTCGCCACGTCGACCAACCTCACCCTGTCGGCTCCGGCCAGCCTGCCCGCCAAGGCGCCGGTGCTGCTCAGCGACCCGGTGGCGCCGCAGCTGGCGCTGTGGTTCGAGCTGCAGAAGTTCGGCAGCCTGACCTTCCCGGCGCGCAAGAACGAGTACGACGTGCTCTCCAAGGCCTACCGGATCGCGGTCAGCCAGGTGCGGGGCAAGCCGACCGGCCAGATGACCCTGATGACCTACACCGACTCGGACGCCGAGGTGGCCGAGGTGCTGTTCGCCTCCGGCCGGATCCTGCTCTACCGCAACCCGGACCCGCGCTACCAGGAGCCCTACCTCTACCTGGCCGTCGGGGACACGGTGAAGGACCCGCTGGGCGACGGGGCGGAGAACCAGCAGCAGCGGCTGTGGACCGTGCCGTTCACCGTGGTCGAGCGGCCGACCGGCCTGATCGAGGCCTCCACGGTCGTCACCTGGGGCATGGCCAAGGCGGGCTATGTCAACTGGCTGGACATCTTCTCCGCCCGCACCAACTGGCTGGACGCCGCGCTGGTCGCGCCGGGGGCCCCGTGATCCCCACCAGCAAGCTGTTCCGGGAGTCGATGTCCTACTCCCGGACGATGTTCACCGAGCTGGACATCGTCCGGGACGGCGTCGTGGTCGCCGCCGACATCCCCGTGGTCGACGGCACGGTCACCTGCGACCGGGGCTCCAACACCCGCTACACGGCCTCGGCGACCCTGGCCATGTACTCGTGGGACATCGCCAGCACGCAGCTGGCCATCGACGGCACCCGAGTGCGGATCCGGATGGGCGTCACCTCGATCGGCATCAAGGAGTCCGTGCAGGTCGGGGAGTACCTGGCCTACGACTACGACAACGGCTACAAGGGCTCGCTGGCGATCACCCTGAAGGGCCTGGAGCAGCTGGTCATTGACGACCGGTTCATCCGGCCGCGCACCCCGCCCTACGGCGCGAGCACGGTTGACACGATCTCCAGCCTGATCCTGGAGTCGGTGCCGGACGCGCAGATCGTCGCGCTGAACTCCCTCGACAAGATGGTCACCGACACCGCCGCCTGGGACAAGGAGCGGTGGGACACCATCACGGGGCTGGCCAAGTCGATCCACGCCGAGGTCTTCTGCGGCTACGACGGCCGCTGGTACATCGTGGACGCCCCGGACCTGACCAACCTGGTGCCGGTCTTCTCCGTCGTCGCCGGTCCGGCCGGTGTGCTGATCGAGGAGTCCTACGGCGAGAGCCGCGACGGGGTCTACAACGCCTGGTCGGTCTCGGGCCAGTCCGCCGACGCGAACGTCCCGCCGTGCTGGGGCTTCGCCAGCGACAACGACCCGACCTCGCCGACCTACTACAGCGCGACCGGATTCGGGAAGATCACCGGCTTCTACTCGTCCCAGTTCTTCACGCAGGACGCGCAGTGCGTCGCCTACGCGCAGCGGCTGCTGGCCGAGAGCCTGGCCTACAAGGCGACCATGACGCTGTCGGCCGGACCGCTGCCGCTGCTGGAGGCTGGGGACCCGGTGGCCACCTCCGACCCCGACGGCAACCACCTGAAGACCTACCTGCTGCAGCAGACGACGCTGCCGCTGGGCACCGGCGCCTGGAACGCGACGTGTCTGACCTCCGAGCCTCCCGAGGGTGCCTGAGATGGCCGACGATCCGCTTCTGGGCGTGCTGGCGACGCTCGGCGACCGTGGCGCGGTGCTGCGCAAGGGCAAGGTCACGGCGGTCGCCACGGGGGCGCTGACGGTGTCGGTCGACGGCGACGTCTTCAGCAACGTGCCCTACCTGAAGGGCAGCTGGGCCCCGGCGGTCAACGACATCTGCTACCTGCTCATCCAGGCCACCTTCGGCTCGCTGGCGATCGGCTCGCCGGTGGCCCCCGCCGCGCCCGCCGCACCACCTGCGCCGAGCACGCTGGTCGTGGCGCCCTCGATCCTGGACAACTGGGAGATCACCACGGCCTACCCGGCGGGGCACTGGCGCTCCGACGGCACGCTCGGGCTCACCCAGTCCCAGGACTTCGTGTCAACCGGCGCCTGGTTCTACGCCGCCGGGGCCTTCAGCAGCTTCAGCACCAAGAAGCTGGCCTCGGTGGCGATGACGCTGGAGGTCGACTCCGGCACGGTGCAGCTCGCGCTGCACAAGAACGTCGACCGCTCGCTGCCACTGAACACCTACAGCGACCCGCTGACCTTCAGCGTGCCGCTGGGGACGACGACCACGGTCAACCTGCCGCTGCAGTGGGGCAAGGACCTGGCCAGCGGCACGGCCAAGGGCATCGTCGCCCGGTCGTCCATCTTCGACGCCCACCTGACGGGCAACGGGACCATCACACTCACCTCTCTGTGACACCCTGATCACGCGCGGCGACGGCCGCCGACTCTGAAGGAGAAGACGTGCGCCTGCTCGACGCTGCCGAGGTCACGACCGGAACCGGGAACTGGAACCGGGGCGAGAGCGTGGACGACCGCGAGGCCGGTCTGTCCATCTACCTGGCCGACTGCGATCCCGCTGTCACCGCCGACGTCATCGGCGACGACGGGTCGATCGTCTGCCCGTACCGCACCCACGCCTTCCCGATCGTGGCCACGCTGCGCCGCAACACGCGCACGCAGAAGCCGGACGACGAGACCTGGCTGAAGAAGGCGCTGGCCGAGCACAACGAGATGGCCATCGGCATGGGCTTCCTGGTCCGCCAGGGCCTCTCCGACGTCTGGGTGGGTAGCCCGGAGGCGCTGGAAGTCGCCGACCCCGGCCTGGCCGACCTCGACGTCTTCATCGCGGCCATCTCCGACGCGCGCCGGGAGTTCTTCCAGCGCTCGGCGAACCGGCCGATCATGCACGTCCACCCCGACATCGCGCCCAAGCTCCGGGTCGCCGGGGTCATCACGATCAACCCGCAGGACGGCCAGGACTACAGCGCCTGGGGCGACATGGTCGTCATCAGCGAGGGCTACTACGACCTGCCCGGGATGACCGGCTCGCCGCGCGTCTTCTTCACCGGACCCATCCGCATCACCATCTCCGAGATCAACGAGGAGAAGGTCATGCTGGCGATCCAGCAGAACCGCGAGATGATCCAGGTGACGCAGGAGGCGCTGATCGAGACGTCGCCGCGCGCCATCGTGCGCCTCGGTCCTGCGCCCACGCCGACCCCCTGAGCACCTTCTATTCGGTGACACGAGCGCGTTCAGCCGTCACTGTTGAGCTTTCAGCACTATTCTCAGCAGCATGACGGCTGACGCGATCGTGCTCCGGGAGCCTCCAGCCCGCACGGGCACCGCTCGCCGACCGGTAATGCCCCTCGACCAGCGCATCATGGATGTCGCCACGGACGCGATGCGGCCGGTTGACATCGCCAAGAAGGTGCAGGTCGACTTCGAGGACGCCACCACGCAGCGGGTGGCCAGCCGCCTGAAGGCGCTGGTCGGCCGAGGCCTCATGGTGCGCATCCGGCCGCCGGGCGGACCGGCCAACGGCCCGGGGACCAGCCTCTACCGGGTCAAGCGCGACTCGGACAGCTGAGCATGACCGCCCCTTCGGTGGCCGTGCACCAGGTCCGGGACGGGTCGCGCGTGCTGCGCTTCCGGGCGGCCGTCATCGGCGCGGCCACCTCGGCCAGGACCGGCTCAGCGCGCTGGAGCGAGCTGGCGGTCTACCGGCTGGAGGACGGCACCTACCTGATCTCGAAGATCGGCCGGTCCTCGGTCGCGCACGCGCCGTGGTGCGCCCGTGTCAACCGCCGCATGGTGCCCTGGCACAAGGCCATCGAGATCGGCGAGCACCTGGAGCGCCGGGTGCCATGCGAGGACTGCCGTCCCGAGGTCGACCCGATCGCCAACGACGCGCTGCTGGAGTGCACCCGGTTCAAGGCGATCATCGCGCCGAACGCCGAGCACGCGGTGGAGACGCTGACCGAGGGGCGCCCGCAGCTTCAGCTGCCGCTGCTGGTCCGCGAGGTGCTGGCTCAGTGCGGTCAGGCCGACGCTTCCTTCTCGCGGTACTCCGAGGCGCTGGGAGCGCCGAAGCCGCCCCGCCTGAACTCCACGGTCACGCCGTAGCCGTTGTCCACGGCGTTCTTGAAGACCGCCCGGACTTCATCGTTCATCACGCTGTCGGCCATCTTCGCCACGAGGCGGGCCTGGACGAAGCTGAGCTTGCCGCCGAGGTCCAGGATCCGGCAGATGTCTCCGGCGACGTCCTGGGCGCACACGGCGGTCAGGATGTTGGCCATCACGTCGATGCCGACTCCGGCGAGCGGCGCGTGGGTCTGCGACCACTGGAACCAGGCGAACCAGTCCTTCGCCTGCCGTTCGTCGTTCTCGGGATGGTCCACGTTGACCTGGTAGCTCATCGGAGTCCTCCTCTCACTCGACGTGTTGACAGTGACAACTATACGCCGGTCTTCTCAGCTGCAGGGCCTTTCGTCACCTTGGCGGGTGAGGCCGACGGCCGCCGGAGCAGCCAGTTCCGGAGGTCGGCCAGCGCGTAGGGCAGGGACTTCCGGACCTTCTTGCCCCAGTAGTAGTAGGACCAGAGGCCCCAGTAGAGCTGGTGCCAGAGGTCGCGCCAGTAGTCGATGCGCGGCCGGTGGGCGTAGACCGAGAAGACCGTCCCGTAGTCCCAGTAGCCCTTGACGATCGGCGGCTCGGGCAGGTTCTCCATGACCCACAGCGGCTGGTTCTTCTTCGAGGCCATCAGGCCTCCTCTCGTGCAGGGGCCCCCGGTGTCAACCGGGGGCCTCTCGTGGTGGGGATCAGAACCAGTAGGTCTTGCAGACCGGGCCGATTCCGTCGGCGACCGAGACCGGGTCGGTCAGGGTGGCGCCGCACCGGACGCAGAACCCGAACTGCTTGCCGAGCGCTCCGGCCTCGGCCTGGGTCAGCGGCTTGAACCCGGCGACCACGGCCTCGGCCAGCACCTTGGGGACGCTCACCTGGCTGGTCTTCTCGCCGGTGTAGTAGCCCTTGCCGCCGTAGGGCTTGAAGGTCGCGGTGACCTTGGCGTCCTTGTAGCTGCCGTAGATCTTCTTCCAGCTGCCCTTGGTGACGTAGCTGCCGGTCGAGTAGTTGTAGCTCTGGCCGATGTGCAGCTTCCGCAGCTGGGGGTAGGCGTCCTTGCCGGTCACGTCCCAGTAGTAGAGGACGTCCTCGCCGAGCTTGTAGTACCCGAAGGCGGGCAGCTCGCTCAGCTGGGGGACCAGGTTCGGGATCGGCGCGACGACCGGCTGGGCCATCACGGTGGCCTTGTGGGCCTTCTTCGGCGCCTTCAGCAGCTGGTCGATGAACTCGCTGGCGCGGCCCTTGGTCAGCGCGCCCAGCTCGCTCAGCAGCTGGTAGCGCTCGCAGATGGCGGGCAGGTCGCGGTCCTTGACCAGGCTTTCCAGGTAGCTGACCTGGGCCGGGCTGGCGGGGGCGCTGGGCTCTTTGATCATCATGGACACAGTATGACTCCTCTCTGTCAACGATGTCAACAGTGTCAACAAACTTTCTTCACAGCTCCACGGCCACGATGCGCACGGCGGTGACCATCGAGCCCCGGACGTGCCAGCACATCCAGGCCGCGAGGTTGCGCGCCTCGGTGTCGGCCCGGGTCAGGCTGGGCTGGTCGTCCACGGCCACGGTGACGTGGTGGGTGCGCTCGCGCCACGGCCGGGCGTTGCGGTCGCGGACGACGTCGACCTCCAGCTGGTAGACCAGGACGTCAGTCGTCGGTGCAGCAGCGGCCGTAGCAGGGGCGGGTGCAGTCAGCGCACCAGTAGTGGTCATCGTGGTCTCCCTCGCGGATCAGGCAGGCGCAGCCCTTGGTCTCGCACTCGAAGCACTCGCGCAGCTCGCAGGCGGCCAGCCCGCACTCCTGGCAGGTCGAGTTGCCGACGAAGGACCGGGCGTCCTCCAGCGTCGCGCCGAACTCCTCGCGCGCCTCGGCCACGCTGACCAGGTCGTAGCGGTAGAGCCGGAGGCCGAGGTGGGAGTCGCGGTAGCCGACGGTCTGGGCCATCTGCACGCGGTCAGAGACCCGCGCCGGGACGGTGTTCATGTAGGTGCCGGGTCTGGCGATCGTCTGCGTCATGGCTCCGAGTATGCGCCGCTATGTCAACGAATGTCAACAAGACAGGGTGACGGCGCGTCAACCGGACCCTACGAAGGGTGGACGACAAGAAGGCCCCCGGACCGGAGTCCGGGGGCCCTCTACTACCTGGCGGGGTAGGTCTCCAGGCTACTTCTTGCGGCGCTTCCGCCCTCGCCGCCGCCCGCCGCCCTTGGGCGCGGCGTAGGCGTTCTCCTTGCGGGAGGTGAACCACTCCTCCAGCCGTGCCTGGGCCCCGTGGTCCTCCTCGGTGTGGGAGAACACCGGGGCAGGCGTTGCCGGGGTGGAGACGGACGCCTGGGGTGCATCCCCGGCATCCCAGGCGTCCGCCAGCTCCTCCTGGTAGTCCAGGTACGCGGCCTGCTCGTCGGCGGAGAGCGTCGGCCAGATCTCCTCGAAGTCGTCCTCGGTGAGACCGTCGAGCATGTCGGCGATCTGCCGGGCCCGCTCCGGGGCGATGTCCGTGCTCTGGTTGACACGGGGGTCCGGCGCGCTCTCCCCGACCTTGGTACCACCCTTCCAGGTGCCGGTGGTCCAGTCGTAGTCCCCGGCCCGGCTGCCGCCGTAGCGGGAGTAGTCCGGGAACAGCGCGCCCTGGGTGCCCTTGGCGGCAGGCACGAACGGCTTGGGCTCGGGCCTGGGCACCTTGGAGTACGGCGCGTAGGGCTGCCACTGCGCGGCGCCGTTCCAGACCGCGTACATCACCTGGGAGATCGAGCCCCAGCGCGGTTTGGCCGCGCGGCGGTTCATCTCGTCCTTGAAGTGGCTGGTGATGTTCGCGTCCATGACCAGCCGGGACATCTGCTCGGCGAGGTAGGCGCGGGTCACCTTGGCCCGGAAGAAGTAGTCGGCGCCGGGGTGCTCGGTGACCTCGATGCCGGGGAAGTTGTCCTCCAGGTGCTCACGCATCCGGGCCCGCAGCCAGACGTAGCTGGGGTCCTTGCGGTCCACCACGAAGGTGAAGAAGCCGTGCTCGGTGAAGATCCACATGTCTGCGTCGTCCTGTCTGTCAGCGGGAGGGAGCGGTGATGGAGCGCTTCCACCGCTTGTAGATCATCTGGGAGTTGCCCATGTCCCTGGTCGGGCTGCCCGTCTTGGGGGCCACGGAGCAGGTCATGGTGCCGTCAGGCGAGCGCATGAGGGCGTGGCCCCGGGTGGAGACGCGGCCGGTCCAGCCGTCGTCCTCCATCTGCCGGATCAGCGCGGCCTTCTCGCGGGAGAATCCGTTGAGGCGTAGTCGGTGTTGGGGCGTCTGCGTCATGCAAGAAGAATAGCAACCCGTGTCAACTCTGTCAACACGGGGCCTCTACGCGGTGCTGACCTGCGTGTTCTTGATGACGCGCAGCGGGGGAGCGGGCGGGATCTGGTGGACGGGCACGCCCAGCTCGATCAGCTGCTGCTTGCGGTCGTAGTCCCAGCCCAGGTGCTGGTCGACCAGGTCAGCCAGCGCCTCCCGGTCGATCAGCAGCTCCTCGACCTTGTCCTTCAGCTCCTTCAGCTCGCGCGCGACGTACTCGCGGCCCTCGTTGGCCTGGTCGATCAGGGCCTGGCGAGCGGCCTGGCGCTCCGCCACCTCGCGGTTGACACGACGGGCACCGAGCTGCCGCAGCGCGCGGGCGGCTCCGCCGACGGGGCCCTTCAGCCGGGTCGCTGCGTTGGTGGTCAGGAAGACGACGACGAAGCCGATCACTGCCCACTGGACGACCGGGTTGTCCTTGACGCTGTCCAGCAGATTGCTGGGGAGATCGCCCACTACAGCGCGGCCTTCAGGGCCGCCAAGTCGTCTTCGTCCTCCCGACGAAGCACTCGCTCGCGGTGGGCCATCACCTGGGTGCCGAAGCCGAAGGCGAAGTGGTTGACGGCGCCGACCAGGAAGCCGTTGCCGGTGCGGTAGCCGAAGCCGAGCCCCTTGGCGGCCAGCCAGCCGCCGACGATCATCGCGGCCATGCCGGTGATCAGGGCGACGGCGTCGGGGATCTTGCGGAAGCTCGTGGCCAGCAGGAACGCGGCGAGCAGCAGCAGCGCCGAGCCTCCGGTGGCCAGCGGCACGTCAGCGACCTCGGACTGGCGCAGGTAGGTGATGCCCAGCACCAGGTAGGTGGTGCCGATCAGCAGGTGGCCGACGACCAGCGGGCGGGCCCAGCCGCTGGCGAGGCCGAAGAACGCGATCCCGGCCGGGATCAGGAAGCTCAGCCCCAGCCACTGCAGCGGGATGGACTGCTCGATGCCCGACAGCACCTGGCCGTCGTGCGCGGCCGACTGGAAGTAGTCCATGCCCCGCTGCGCCGCACCCCAGATCGAAGCGATCTGGACGACCAGCACGACGATGTTGTGCGCGCCGGGCCGCCACGGGCCTCGCAGCTTCAGAGCGCACAACGTCTGCCAGGCGTTGGAGGTGCGGTGCAGCAGGGTGGTCATCAGGCGGCCCGGACATCCTCGGGGTGGGGGATGAGACGACGGCCCAGGTTGTCCCTGGGCTTGGCCAGCGGCGTCACCTTGGCCGCTGCCTTCTTCGCCTGCGCGACCTGGGTGAAGTAGGTGACCAGGGCGGCAGCCGCACCCACGACAGCGGTGACGGTCTGGATCAGCGCGTTGGTGTCAGCGTGGCCGACGACCTCGAAGACGAAGGTCACCACGGTGATGATCAGCGCGCTGATCAGTCCAGAGACCTGGCCCGCGTCGACCACCGGCGTCGGCGTCGGCACCGGGTCCGGCTGGAACGGCGTCGGGTCGGTCATGTCAACCGCTACTCGGCGTCGGGCGCGGCGGGCGCGTTGTCGGGCACGAGGTCCGAGGCGAGCTGCTGGGCCTTGCGCTCGCGGCTCAGCCGCTCCAGCACCTCGGACTGCGTCTCCTCGGCGGCGTGGGTCGGCAGCACCTCCAGCACCGGCAGGTTGGCGTGCGCGTCGCGCACGGCCTGCACGTCGGCCGAGACACCGTCGGTGACCTCGGGCGACTCGCCCAGGGCCTTGGTGTCGACGCCCTTGGGGGCCTCGGGAGCCTCGTCGGCCTGGACCTCGGGAGCCTCGGCGGGGGCCTCGGCGGGGGTCTCGTCGGCCTTGGCGGCGGGCTTGCGAGCAGTCATGGGGGCACCTCACGTCGGGAAGCTGGGATCGGCACACACCGTACCGATGTGGTAACGCGCTGCTGTCCCGCCTGGATACGCGAGAGGCCCGCCCCGCAAACGCGGGACGGGCCTCGTGAGGTACCGCCTGGTCAGCCCTTGACGGGCACGAAGCGGAGGTAGACCTCCACCGGGTACTCGCGCGGGACGGTCGTGTCGGTTGACACCTGGACCTCCCACGTCCCACCTACAGGTTCGTGGAACGCGGCGATGTCACCGCGCCGGATCCGGTAGGCGGTCTGGCTGAAGACGCCGTAGCGCTCCTTGGGTCCGCCGCCGACCAGGTGCCACTGACCCGGGTTGGCCCGGACGGTCTCGGCCACCTGCTCGAACGGCTCGAACAGGACGCGAGAGCGCGTCTTGCGCGGCTCCTGCTCGGTCACCGTTGCTGTAGCTGTGGTCATGCGGCCCAGAGTATGGCGAACGATCAACTCTGTCAACTTTGTGATCACTCGAACAGGGCACTCAGCTTCGGCTTGTCCTGGACGACCTGCTCCAGCAGGTGGGTGTTCTCGCCGTGGCGGTCGATCTGCTTCTCCTCGATCGTCCCGCTGGTGATGTAGTCGACCACGTTGATCGAGTCGTGCCGCTCCGAGCCGATGCGGTGCACCCGGTCCAGTCCCTGCTTCCACAGGATCGGGCTCCAGGACCGCTGGACCCGCAGCAGCCAGCGCGCGGCGGTCAGCGTGACGCCCGTGCCTCCGGCCGCGTAGGTGTAGAGCATGTAGCGCTTCTTACCGTCCTGGAAGTCGTAGATCGCCTGATCACAGGCCGCCTGGCTCATGTCCCCGGCGATCACCGCGATCTGGTCCGGGCCGATCCCGGCCTCGATCATCTGGCCCTCCAGCAGCCGCAGCAGCCGCCGGGACTCCAGGCTCATGGCCACGGAGTCGGTGCCGAACTCGCCGGACTTCAGGTCCTCGATGACCGCGTCGATCTTCCCGCTGGGCATCCGCAGCAGCATCTTCACCGGGACGTCGTCCTCGGTGCTCGCGCCGGTCGCCTCGGGGTCCTCCGGGTAGCCGGTGGCGCTGGCCAGCATGGTGAGCCGACCGGCGGCGACCATCTGGTTGGCGGCCACGATGACGCCCTCGGAGACCTTCAGCAGCATCTCCTCGCGCATCTGCTTGTACGCGGCGGCCTGCTCCTTGGCCATGTCAACCTCGCGGATCAGCCCGCCACCCATCAGCAGCGGCGGCAGGTCCAGCACCTCGGCCTTCAGGCGACGCCGGGTGATCCCGCTGAAGACGTCCTGGAACTCCTGGTGGCGCGCGGGCTTGAAGCCGGACGTCTCGTAGTAGCCGGAGTAGTTGTAGCCGGACTCGGCGTAGTAGTCGACCCAGGCGGACTTCACCGGCCACGCCTCGGCGTCGGCGTAGTGCAGCAGGGTCCAGGCCTGCTCGACCTCGGTTGACACGGGCGTGCCGGTCAGCCCCCAGCGCAACGCCTCCGGCGCGGAGCGCACGAGGCCCCAGAGCGCCATCGTGGTCTGGCTGGTCGCGTTCATCACCCGGTGCAGCTCGTCGCCGACGACCAGGGCCCAGTCGATGGCGTTCAGCTCCTTCTCGTGCTTCTGGCACCGGGTCTCGGAGACGGCGTTCTCCTCGGACTGCTTGGGCCCGCCGCAGGCCTCGCACTTCTTCAGCGCCTGGCCGGGGAACGCGGCGAAGCGGGTGTGGGTCTTCAGCGAGTCCCAGCCGATGACCAGCACGTTCGCCTCACCGTCGGCCACCTTCTGGATGGCCTTGCGCCGCTGCGTCACCGTGCCGCGCGCCAGGGACACCACGGCGCCGGGCAGGAACTGCTCCAGGTCGTCCACCCACGCGGTCTTCAGGGTCTTCTTGGGCGCGGCGATCAGCACCGGCCGACCCTCGGCGGGCAGGCCCAGCTTGCGCATCCCGTTGATCGTCCCGGCGGTCTTGCCGATGCCGGTCTCCGAGAGCAGCAGCCGGGCGCGCATCGGCTCGACGCCGTCGCCGTAGGCGAACCACTCCCCGTCGTCCTCCTGGTGCGGGTAGAACAGGTCGTCGGGGCCCTTGGTCGCGCCGGGCGTGTACGCGGCCGACAGGGCGCGCAGGGCCTTCCAGTGCTTGCTCTGCTCGATCACCCAGGCGTTCAGCTCCGGGTGCGGCAGGATCCGCAGCCCGGTCTCCTTGGCCATCGCCGACAGCGAGAGCACGGCCGGGTAGGCCTTGGGCAGCGTCCAGACCTGGTCGCCCTTGGAGTACCGCGCGCCGGGGATCTGCTGGACGCGCGGCATGTAGGTCGGCGGGACGTAGACGGCCATCCGCCCGGCGTAGTTGCCGCTGGTCAGCTCGTAGGGGTAGATCCCCGGGGTCGCGGACGCCAACTTGCTCGTGTCAACCGGCTTGCTCAGGACTGCGGTCATCGGTACTCCTCGGGGAACAGCTCGCGGCAGCTCACGTAGTGCTGGACAGGCGCGTCGTCCCAGCCCCACTGCTCGGTCTTCTTGTCGAACCAGCCGTGCCGGTGGGCGGTGGCCACGAACGACAGCACGTAGCCGCCGTTGCCCCAGGCACGAAGAATGTCCTGGCCAGTGGCCCGTTCCAAGCGCCGGATGGACTTTTCACCCAGACGTTGGGCGCTCACGCGGCGCCTTCCAGGATGGCCATCGTCTTGCAGATCGGGACCCCGGCGCCGTGGTCGTGGCCCTCGGCGCAGCGCTCGGTCTGGTACTGCTCGAAGGTCGCGTCGTCGGTGCAGCAGTGCGTGCAGATCCGGTACTGCAGGCCCTCCTCGCAGGTGTAGCCGATCAGGTCGACCTCGATGCAGCGACCGGCCTCGAAGTCCTCCTCGGTGTGGTCGTGCCCGCACTCGTCGTAGATCCCGAAGGGCTGGTGCAGCGCCCTCAGCGCCGCCAGACGCTCGACGGCGGTCTCCGGGGACATCAGGGCCAGGACGGTCATGCTGCGGCCTCCTCGGGGCTCCAGCGGACGTTGGTGAACAGCAGCGCGTGGCGCAGCGCATCGTGCGCGTGCCCGGCGCCGCCCCGGCCGACGTTGAACGGCAGGTCCCAGCCCCGGGTGTACTTGTGAATCTTGGTGCCGGTGCCGAAGGCCTTGGCGTCGGAGGGCTGCTGCAGGAAGAAGCGCTCCTTGCCGATCAGCCAGCGGAGGTTCCCGGCGATCTCGACGGGCTCGGGCTCCCAGGTGCGCACGCCGGGGCGCGGCACGAAGCGCTCGCAGACGATCGCTGTCAACCGCTCGTACTTCAGCCGCGCGGTCTTCCAGCGCCAGACCAGGTCACCGACCGCGTCCGGGTCGGGCTCCTCGCCCCACTCGATGACGTTGATCCCGTAGCCGCCCCAGTCCTCGACCTCGGCCGACGGCTCGAACAGCACCCACCCCGTGGTGCCGCCCGGGTCCACGGCCAGGATCCGCTGGTGCCCCCGTAGAACGACCTGCCGCATCAGTGCGCCTCCGCCCAGTTGGCGCCGATCCCGGGCTCTGCGGTCACGGCGATGCCCCACTGCTCGGCGTCGATGATCGCGTCCATGCACGCGGCGACCTCGGCCTTGGCCTCCTCGGCCTCGGCCTTGCTCACGCTCATCAGGATCTCGTCGTGGACGGGCAGCATCATGTGCGGGCCGAAGCCAGCGGCGTCCAGGCTGACCAGGGCTTTCTTCAGTGTGATCGCGGCCGACCCCTGGGTCACGTAGTTGCCCAGCTTGCGGCGCTCGGTGGGGTCCTTGACCTTGAACTCGCGGCCCCACGGGCTGGTGACGACGTGCTCGTCACCGTCCGGGCCCTTCCGGGTCTCGATCAGCTTGGTGCCCAGGTCCTGCAGCGACGGGTAGGTCTGCTCCAGCAGCTTCCACGTCGGCACCAGGGAGTAGACGTTGACGCCCGCCTGCCCGGCGGCGGTCTCGATGCCCCCGGCGAACAGCTTGGCGTAGATCGTGGACTTCAGCTGGCGACGGCGCGGGTCGGCCTTCTTGAAGTCGGGCTCGCCGTAGACGGCCTTGCCGACCTCCACGAAGAAGTCCCCGCCGATCTCGTCGGCGGTCTTGATCGTGTCGATCAGCGCCTGGTCGCCGTTGATGGACCCCCACAGGCGCAGCTCGATCTGCCCGAAGTCGGAGGAGAGGACGACCTCCTCGTCGGTGCGCCCGATGATGGCGCGGCGGACGACGGGGTCATCGCTCGGCAGCTGCTGCATCGGCGGGTTCTCGACGCTCATCCGGCCGGTCTTGGCCTCGATGGGCTTGATGTTGGGGTGCAGCGTGCCGCGCTCCAGGACGGCGCCGCTGCCCTCGAAGATCGGCCGGAGGTAGGTGCCCAGCACGCGGTGGTTCCAGCGGTAGGCCTGGACCAGCTTGGCGGCCGGGTGGTCGATGTGCTCCAGCACGTCCTTGTCCAGCTTGGCCTTGCCGCTGGCGGTCTTCTCCTCCAGCGGGAAGCCGTCCTTCTTCAGCAGCACCTCCAGCTGGCCGTTCTGCGCCGGGTTGGTGATGCCCAGGGCCTTCAGCTGCGCCTGGATCTCGGCCTCGCGGTCCTCGTGGGCACTGATCTGGTCCCAGAGGTAGGCGCCGTCGGTGGCCACGCCGTTCCACTGCATGTTGTTGACGATCCGGCTGGTGGCGACCTCCAGCGCGTGGTCGCCCGCCCAGCGCTTGCGGCGCGGCTCCCAGGCCTCCCAGAGGCCAGCGGTGATGCAGGTGTCAACCACGCCGTAGAGGGGATAGGGCTTCCAGTCCAGCGGGACATCCGCCCAGGTCCAGCCCGCGTTCTTCATGCCGGTCTTCAGCAGCCGGTCACCGGCGCCAGCCCACGGGCCGAACTCGCGCATGGCGAGGTTCTTCAGCATCCGGTCCTGGTCGGCGAAGCCGGACACGGCCGCCCAGACCATCGTGTCTTCCAGGATCGACCAGTCCAGCTCGATGCCCGCTGACCGGAAGGCCAGCGCGTCGAAGCCGATGCCGTTGTGGAAGACGATCTTGACGCGGTGCTCGGAGCACCACTGCAGGGCCCCGGCCACGAGGGCGGGCCACCCCTCGAAGGGGATGGCCCAGCCCCCGGCCGAGTCACCGAACTGCGCCAGGCGGATCCGGAATCCCGGGTTCCACCAGTCCAGTCCCGTGGTCTCCAGGTCCACCGCGACATAGGCCCGGCCCGGCCGTGTCAACCAGGCCCAGAACTCGCTCACGCGGTCTGGGCTGGTCAGCACGTCGATCCGGAGGTTCGGCACGGCAGACACTGGGTCAGTCCTCGATCTCGATCTCGATGTTGCGGATCTTGCCGCCGAAGGTGACGCGCACCTTGGGCTCGATCTGATCGGGGCTCTTGCCCACGGTCAGCGCGTAGGCCTTGGCCCGGTCGATCACGTCGCTGAGCTGGCCGAGGGTCACGCCCCCGGCCTGCTCAGCGCGTGACGACCCGAAGACGGTGCTCACGCGGCCCAGGGGTTGTCCGGGTCGGCGGCGGCAGCCTTGACCTCGGCGGCCGATGGCGCAGCGGCGGGCTCGTCGTCCAGGGAGACGGCGGCCGACGCGGCCTCGCTCTTGGCCGCACCGGCGACCGGCGTGTCCACCGACAGCGTCTTGCGGAAGCTGACGTTGGTCTGCGGCTGGCCGTTGAACTCCCCGGCCTTGCAGCGGGCCTCGAACTTGGTGCCGGTGATCTGCTGCGCGATCTGCTCCGGGGTGGGCTTGGTGGCCATGATCCACTCCTGCGGCGCACCGAGGACGCGCAGCGAGGACGCGAAGATCTTGGCCGCCGTGTCGTTCTCCGGGCTCCAGACCAGCTGCTGCGGCACGGTCTTGCCGTGGTTCGGGCCGCCGACGAACTCCAGCGTGAGCTGGAACTTCTGCTTGCCCTTGGCCGTGGTGCCCGGCTCCGCCTTGCGGACGACCATGACGAAGTCGCCCTCGTAGGCGGTGCCCTTCAGGTCGTCGCCGAAGCTCTCGAACTCGGATGCGAAGTCGAAGGTGCTCATGCTGCGTTCTCCTTGGTGTTGGCGGTGCTGGTGGTTGACACGTCGTCACCGGACGCCGGAGCGGCCGGAGCTTCAGGGGCGGTGATGTGCGCGGGCTCGGCGATCAGGGGCGCCAGCTCCTTGAAGACCATGTTGATGATCTTGGCGAAGGTGGTGTTCTTCTCCCGGATCTCCTCCAGGGTCGAACCCGTGACCTGCGGCAGCTTCAGGATCTCGGGGATCCGGCCGCCGACGCGCTCACCGGCCTCGAACTCCTTGGTGCGCCGGGTGCGCAGGTAGCGGGTCTCCACGCCGTTCTCGTCGGGCTCGACGTAGAGGTAGGCGCAGACGTCGGGGAGGTAGGGGATCTGCGTCCCCAGCTGGCCCTGCAGCGCCGGGCGGCTCACGCCCTTCTGGTCCTCGCGGGTCATCGCGGTGACCAGCACGGCCTCCAGCGGCTTGGTCGGGTGCATCGTGAGGTCGCGGAGGTCACGGACGAACCCACCGACCTCGCGGAGCGCACTGCCCCAGTCCTGGATCTTCATCTGCTCGCGGCCGGTCTGGTGCTCGATGTACCGGTACTGCAGCTCCGAGATCGAGTCGATCGTGGCCGACTTGA